GACATAGAGATAGAACCAATGGAGGATGAATGAAAAAATTACCAACAGATTACCAAAACTTTATTGCTCTGAGCAGGTATGCAAGATGGCTACCTGAAAAGAACAGAAGAGAAACGTGGGAAGAAACAGTAGCTAGGTACTTCGACTTTATGGAGGAGCACCTAAGAGAGAACACTAACCAAGAGTTAGTGCCTAAGACTAGGAAGATACTTGAAGATGCAGTGCTTAACCTAGAAGTTATGCCTAGCATGAGAGCCTTGATGACTGCTGGCAAGGCACTTAAAGACAACAACATTGCAGGATATAACTGTGCTTACCTAAGCGTAGACCATCCCAAAGCATTTGATGAGTGCTTGTATGTACTCATGCATGGTACTGGTGTAGGCTTTAGTGTAGAGAGACAGTTTATTAGAAAGCTACCAGAAGTGCCAGAAGAAATGATTGATGTAGAAGACATTGTAGTTGTACAAGACAGCAAGGAAGGCTGGCAGTCTGCGTTTAGAAAACTAATTACATACCTATACAACGGAGAGATGCCTAAGTGGGACTTCTCTAAGATTAGGCCTAAGGGTGCAAGGCTTGCTACCTTTGGTGGCAGGGCCAGTGGACCAGAGCCATTGCTTGACTTGTTTAACTTCTCTACTAATCTATTTAAAGATGCAGTAGGCAGACAGCTAACTAGCTATGAGTGTCATCGTATGATGTGCAAGATAGCAGAGGTTGTAGTAGTAGGTGGTGTGCGTAGGTCTGCACTCATCTCACTTAGTAACCTTACTGACGAGCGTATGCGTAGTGCTAAGTCTGGTCAGTGGTGGAGTGACACACCTGAGATGGCACTGAGTAACAACAGCGTATGCTACACAGAGAAGCCGGACATAGGAATCTTTATGAAAGAGTGGACATCACTGTACGAGTCTAAGTCAGGTGAGCGTGGTATCTTTAACAGAGAAGCCGCGATTAAACAGGTAGAGTCTATAGGCAGACGTGACACAGACCACGACTTTGGTTGTAATCCTTGTAGTGAAATCATTCTGAGAGACGGACAGTTCTGTAACTTGACTGAGGTTGTAGTCAGAGCGGAAGACACGCAGAAAGACATAATGCGTAAGGCTAGGTTAGCTACCATACTAGGTACATTCCAAGCCTCACTTACTAACATCAAGAGACTAAGACCTAAGTGGGTACACAATACAGAAGAGGAGGCACTACTAGGTGTCAGCCTTACAGGTATTATGGACAATGCATTTATGAATGGTAGTAGTGAGGACAGAGGTTATTATGGTAAACGTAGCCTGCCTGATTTCTTATCCGACCTTAAGAAAGAATCAGTTAAGACTAATGCTCACTGGTCAGAGCTACTGGGTATTCAACAAGCTACTGCTACTACTGCTATTAAACCTAGTGGTACAGTTAGTCAGCTAGTAGACAGTGCTAGTGGTATACATACTAGACACAGTGAACACTATATACGCAGGGTTAGGGCAGATAGAAAAGACCCTATAGCTAGGCTCATGGAAGACCAAGGCATACCTGCTGAGAATGATGTCATGAAACCTAACAGTGTTAAGGTGTTCTCGTTTCCTATGAAGGCTCCTGATGGTGCTGTTACTAGAAACGAAAGAACTGCTATTGAACAATTAGAGTTGTGGCTTACATACCAAAGATACTATTGTGAGCACAAGCCTAGTGTAACCATCAGTGTGAGAGAGCATGAGTGGATGGAAGTAGGAGCTTGGGTATACAAACACTTTGATGAGGTAAGTGGAGTTAGTTTCTTACCACACTCAGACCACACATACCAGCAAGCACCATACGAGGAGTGTGACAAAGAAACACACGACAAGTTGCTTAGTGAAATGCCTGAGGCAGTTGACTGGGATTTAATTAGTGAGTACGAACTTACTGACCAGACAGTAGGAACTAAGACTCTTGCTTGTACTGGCAGTGTGTGTGAACTTGTTGACTTAGTAGAAGAAGAAAGAGATACAGAATGATTGAAGGTATACTACTAATACTTGCTTTACAATTAATAGTAATTAAGATAACGGGAGATATATGAAAGAGAAATTAGAAACAATAGTTCAAACTGCATTCTTTATTGCAGGTATAGTTTCTGCTGGCTGTCTAGTGTATGTTGTTATGTTCCTAGACGCACTCAGAAAGGGGTGGCTAGTATAGCACATCACCGCACTTCACGAAGTGTGGTATTATGTTTAATCATAAAGGAGTAAAAATGTTAGAAAAAATAAAGAACGGTGCTGACGGAGCAATAGATGTTGGCATTAAGCTGATTAGCTTATCAATCATATTACAGATTATCTTTGGACCAAAGGTAGCCTTCCTAACAGGAGATGTGATTGGTTCTATACTAGGTATAGTATGGACTTTAGGAAACGGTGGACTGGCTGGCATCATCGCAGCTGTCATTATCTGGAGACTACTCGACAAAGACATAGTCGATGAGCTCAAAGACTAAAGCTAAAAACACTTGGGGTCTTGTCCGTATGGATGAGACTTCCAAGTTATACATGGAACTGAAAAGAAAAAAACAAAACAAACCACGGAACTTTTGGAGGAGCGACTGGAGAAAATGAATACAGATAATATTAATCCACAACATTACCAGCAAGGCAAGATAGAAGTAATAGACTTTATACTAGACCAGAAGATGAGCTACCTGACTGCATCAGCATGCAAGTACCTTTGCCGATGGGAACATAAACACTTGGGTGAAGGTAGACTAGATGACTTAAGAAAAGCAAGATGGTTCATTGAGAAACAGATAGAAGAAATACTCAAAGAGGAGAACATCAAGTGAAGATAAAGGGAGTGCTTCCATTACCCACATACACAAAGGGAAGAGGAGACAAGAAGAAAACAAATCTTCTTAGTCTTAATGTATTTAGAAACCTACACCATTTCTCTAAGAACAAAGTCAAGCAAGACTATGCTGACCTAATAAGAGAGTTTGTAAAGACACTACCTAAATACAAAACAATACAGCCTAGCTACACACTGTACTTTAATAACAACAGAAAGAAAGACTTAGACAACTATACCTTTCCTATGCACAAGTTCTTAATGGATACATTAGTTGAAGAGGGTGTCATTGAAGATGACCATTATGATTTTGTTACTGAGATTACCACAGAGTTTGGTGGTATTAATGACGACAACTATGTTGTTGTAGAAATAAAAGGAGAAGAACATGTCACTAAATAAAAGCAAGGACATTAAAGAGATGCGTAAGTTTGATGTTGACCTAGAGTTTGGTCAGCAGTGGGAGTTGATGTTGACCTAGAGTTTGGTCAGCAGTGGGAGAAGTATGTAGATGAGTTATTCTCTGGTGCTAAGAAGTGTGAGATTAAAACAGAGAGAGACACATGGGCCAAGACCGGCAACATATGTATTGAAGTTGAAAGCTATGGCAAGCCATCAGGGTTAGCCAGCACAGAGGCTGATGTTTGGGTACACAATCTGGTTAAAGACAATGAGTTGTGTGCTAGTCTTGTGTTTAATACAGACAAGCTACGCAAAGTAATCGAAGAGATGAAACCTTTTACAGTATATGGTGGTGACAACAAAGCATCTAAGCTACACCTAGTAGATATAACTAAACTACTTAATGCAATTAGTCAATAAGTATTTTACCCTCATCAAACTTTCTTTTCATTTCAGCAGGTAAGTCATCATAACCACGCAATGGTTTGCCTGTTGCTAATGCATTCTTTAATTTAGCAATAGCATCTCCACCCCTTGGGTCAATCATTCCTATAAACTTAGGCTTGCTTCCAAATACCTTTTCATGTTGCTTGTGCAGCATTCCTGCCTCAGACATTTCAAATTCCTTTTGAAACTGTTGGTATTCTTTATTGATTCTTTTTATTTCTTTGTAGTCCATTAGCTTTTTCCCCTAATAAATTTTCCACCCATGTCCTTTAGCTGCCTGCCTACTGATGATGGAATTTCAGATAAGTCTTTAATTCTTTTGTGCTTCTTAATTATACTCTCAAATTCCTTTGCCGAATTGGGAAAATACTTTTCTATGTACTGCCATGCTTTTTCATCCTTAGTACCCCACGCTTGTCCTAGCTCTGCAAATGCCTCTGCCAGTCTACGGTAGAGTCCTCCGTCTGTTAAACCGGGCTTGCTCTCAGTATAATAGCCAACACCATGACCATTTAACTTACCGTTTTCAAAAGCATGTCCGGAAGTCATAGCATCTATTATATCCATAGTAGGACTTAGAAGTTTAAGCTGTTGACCCAAGCTCTTACCTTCTTCATGTACTTCCTTATACAGTTGTTTTCTTTTTGCCATCATCTCAACCATTTCACTAGATTCTTTTAGCATAGCTTCTAGTTCATCAATCATACTAGGTATGTCAGACAAAGGTGGAATACCACCATCATTAAATCCTTGTTGAATATAATTTAGTAGTGACTCTGGAGGGTATATGTATTTTTCATCAGTAATATTACCATCCATCACCATAAATGAGTGTCCAAAATTATGCAAAACATTTTCATCAGATATA